GCTCCTGGATGTGTTCGAGCGCAGGGCGGCGGCGGGTGTTCTGGACGGAGCGTCTGACCTTCTGCTTGAGCAGATGGATCAGCGCGCCTCGCAGGTAATCGCATCGGTCTTGAACGTGTCCCGTGTTGGCGTTCTGCCGCTGACCATCCGTCCTGAGACGGTGCGGGAGACGATCCGCCCTGATGGCGCGGTGTCCTGCCTTGTCACCGCGCGCCGGTTCATCAGCGCGGTTCCCACGCTCATTGCGGATGGCGAGACGTTGGCCGCAGACGAATACGAGTTCGACGGCCCCGCCGGCATGATCTGGCGCCTGTCGGGCGATCGCCGGATGCCGTGGCTCGCGAGCAAGATCGTCGTCACCTATACGGCTGGCTTCTCCCCGATCCCCTTCGACATCAAGTTGGCCGCTGGGCGGCTGATCGCTGGCTTCTTCCGCGAGAGCGGGCGCGACCCGAACCTCAAGCGCGTGCGTGTCGAAGGCATTGGCGAGCGCGAGTATTGGGCTGGCTCCACCAGTGACCCAGCCGTGCCGCTCGAGGTGCGCCAGATCCTTGAGCCCTACCGCACCAAAGCGATGTCATGACGCCCGCTGATGCGCTCTCCGATCTGAGGGACATGCTGTCCACCTATGGCCAGACAGTCACGCTCCAGCGCCTGTCGCGCGGTGCGCCTCAGACTGTCGAGGCGGCGGTGACTTTGCGTGCCGTTGTGCGCCCCCAAGGCTCCGGCGATCAGAAGGTCGTTCTGGTCAACGCGATGAGCCAGCAGGACGTGACCGTGGTGCTCTCGGCAGAAGAAATCTCCGCTGCGGGCTGGGCCAGCGGCGCGCCGGCCGGCAACGACACGCGCATCCCGATCAAGGGCAACCGCATCGTCATGCAGGACCGCACGCGGAATGTTGAGGCCGCTAGCGGCATCTACATCGGCGGGCAGTTGGTCCGCATCGAAGTGCAGGCGAGGGGCTGATGGCGCGTCGCTCCCGCATCGTCATGGAAGACCGCGATGTGCGGCTCGCCACGGCTGCAATCGCGCCTGAGAACATCCGCAAGGAACTGGCCCGGTTTGCGCGTCGCGAATTGGCCAACGTCATCGCCTCTGGCGAGGCCAGCCCGATCTACACCAAGTTCGTCAACGGGCGTGAGGGTGCGGAGGAAGAAACCGTCGAGCCGCCCGGCCCGATCCTCTACGAGTTCTCCTACTGGCGCCCGATCATTGAGTTCGTGCTGCAGTTCCTTGAGCGCCGCTCGCCGGTCGACACCGGCCGCTACCAGAGTTCGCACAAGGTAATGCTGGGCTCTCAGTTCATTGAGGCGGACACGACGATCTCGGCGGGGGAGGAAGTGACCGTGGTCGCGACAGTTCCCTACAGCCGCAAGATCGAGGTGGGCTTCATGCGCATGTCCGTCCCTGATGGTGTCTATCAGGATGCCATGCGGGCTGTGCAGAGCCAGTTCCGCGGCATGATCCGCGTGAAGTTCGAGATGATTATGATCCCCAACGGCTACATCCTGAAGGGGCGTTTCCGCCGCGGCTACAAGCCGAACGCTCGGCGCAAGCTGGCGCGCGATACGCAAGCTGGCGCTCGCATGACCTATCCCGCTCTGCGTATGACGATGGCCTGAAACGATGGCTTCGCCCGAGGTTTACGACGCGCTCCGGTCGCACCTAGAGGCCAACTATCTCGCCACGCCGCTGTTCTTCGAGAACGAGCAGACGTTTCAGCCCGGCGGCGCCTTCGTCTTGGTGGAGTTCACATCAACCACCTATGCGCAGATGAGCATCGGGGCTCGCACGCAGGCGGAGAACCGCTTCGACGAAATGGGGTCGTTCTTCTGCCACATCATGGTTCCGGCTGGCTCTGGTGTGCGAGAAGCCTTCTCATCCGCCTACACGCTGGCGGACCTGTTCCGGGGCCTCACGCTGATGGATGGGATGCTTGAGTTTGAGGACGTGATCGTTGGCTACGGAGAGAGCCAAGATGATGGCCTCTACTACCGCGTCAGCGTGAACGTCGGCTGGCGCCTCATCAACGCGCGAGAGCCGTAGCGCCGGCTTTTAGAGCCGTTCAACGGCACCACCCGCCCGCCACATGGCGGGTTTTTCTTTGAAAGGAACCCGCCATGTCGTCTGCGAACCGCGTCCGCATCGGTATCGTGAGGGAGATCACGCCCGGCGTCACGCCGCCTTCTCCTCGCTTGCGCGCTCTGCGCTACACGGGCGAGAGCCTGCAGTTCAGCCCGGAATACATCGACTCCGATGAGATCCGGGATGACCGCATGATGGGCGACCCGATCCTCACGATGCAGTCTTCCGGCGGGGGCATCAACTTCGAGCTGTCCTACCCCGAGGACGAGAGCCCGCTGAGCGAGATCTTCCGTTCGGCCTTCTTCAACTCGTGGGTGAACACGCCGCAGCGGTTCAACGACGGCACGGCGGATTCGGTCATCACCGACGTTGCCGCCACCGGCGTCATCACCGTGACCGCTGGGCCTGCCTTCGCGATCGGCCATCTGATCCGCACCACTGGCTTCGGCGTCGCTCAGAACAACGGCCTGTTCCGCGTCACCACCGGCTCGGCAACCGTTCCGTCCGTGGGCACTGGCGCGCTGGCGACCGAGGCCGCTCCGCTCGGCACCGCCCGCGTCAAGGTGGTTGGGTTTGAGGGCGCGGCTGGCGACATCGCGGCGACCGCCTCCGGCCTGTCGTCGACCGCCCTGAACTTCACCACGCTGGGGCTTGCTGTCGGCCAGTCGATCAAGATCGGCGGCACCGCGACGATCAACCGCTTCGCCACGGCAGCGAACAATGGCTTCGCGCGCATTACCGCCATCACCGCCAACGCGCTGACGCTCGACAATCTGCCCGCCGGCTGGGCTCCGGATGTCGGCACCGGCCGCAGCATCCGCGTGTGGATCGGCGACCAGATCCGCAACGGCACCGCCGAAACGTCGCTGACCATTGAGCGCGGTTTCATGGGCCAGGCCGTGCCCACCTATATCGTGAACACCGGCATGAGGGTGAACACGATGCAGATCACCGCTCAGTCTCGCCAGAAGATCAGCGGCAATGCGAACTTCATGGGCATGGGCGGCTCCACCGGCACCGTCTCGTTGGACGCCGCACTGGACCCCGCCACCACGGCACCGGTCATGGGCACCAACTCTGCGTTCCAGCGGCTGTCGGAGGGCGGTTCTGTCGTCACCGGCCCGAACTGGATCCGGTCGGTCGAGTTCACGATCAACAACAACCTTCGGATGATCGAGAACGTGTCGTCTCTGTCGCCTGTGGATGTGCAGCCCGGCGAATGCACCGTCACCGGCCGCGGCGAGTTCTACTTCGGCGACAACGCCATCCTGCAGAAGTTCTACAACGGCACGCCCACGTCGATCTTCATGGCGTCCGTGCGCGCCAACCGCGGGATCGTCTTTCAGTTCCCGCGCGTCACCTATCGCGGCGGCTCCAACCCGTCCGTGAGCGCGAAGAACACGGACGTGACCATGAACCTTGATTGGCAGGCGTCGTTCGACCCGCTCACCAGCGCCCACGCGATCGCCGAGAGGTTTGAATACATCGAGTGACGCCCGATCCGGGGCCGGCACCCCGGACTGTGCTCTGCCGCAGCAATGCGGTGGGGTCGCGCGAGGGGGCGTCTGCCGGGACGCCCCCGAACCTTTCCCGGCAAGGAATGCAGAAATGACCGTCAAGCTGTCCAGCCTGAAGGCTGACCTGTCCCGCGAGAACGATGGCGACTGGATCGCCGCCAACGAGATTGGCGAAGGCGTCCAGTTCAAGGTTCGCGGGCTGAGCTATGAGCCCTACACGCAAGCGCAGGATCGGCTCCGCGCGCGCTTTCTCCGCAAGTATCCCGATGGCGACATTCCGGTTGCCGAGAGCGAGCCGGCTGCTGGCGAGCTGCTGGCCAAGCACATCCTGCTCGACTGGAAGGGGTTCGATGTCCCCTACAGCGAAGACACCGCCATGGATGCCCTGACCGACGTTTCGCAGCGCCTGCTGCGGAATGCCGTCATCCTCTGCGCCTCCCGCGTCATGCGCGCGAACATTGAGTTCGTGGAGACTGAGGGAAAAAACTCCGCGCGGCCTTCCGGGCGCGGCTCGACCGGCGGGGCGAAGCAGCAGAGTTCATCGGCGACCTGATCGCCGAAAGCGATGAGGCGGCGGCGATCTTCCAAGATCGCAGGCCCGACCTCCCGCAAGCGCCCTCATGGGCCGAGTCCTACATCCGGGCGTGGGGCGATCTCCGGCATGATCGGACAATCGCACCATCTGGGATGCCGGCGCGCATCTGGTATTCCAGTATCAGCGCCTATGCCCATGACATGGGCCTTTCGGGCGAGGACTTCCGCGACTTCGTGCGGATTATCCTCCTTCTTG